CGCCGTCCTACTTGCGTCAGAGTTTCCTCTGATGAACGTAAGGTCATTATAGACCTATTCAATCTATGTAGCAATTTTTTGTTGTAAAATGTTATACCATTTTTATTATTTCTTAATCTTCATCTCTTAATATAATCTAATTTATGGTCCGTAGGGTAAAGTTGATGAATAATAATATCACATCCAATTTTAGGATTGCAGTCGCCACATGTATAACAATCTACAGCTGCTTTACCTTCTTCGGGCCAAGTATGAATACTAATGTGACTTTCCGATAATAAACAAATAATAGTGACACCCTGTGGTTCAAACTTTTTTGAAATGGTTTGAACCACAGTCGCGCCACTTGCTACTGCTGCATTTTCTAATAAGTCTATAAGATATTTTTCATCATCTAAAAGAACAAATGAACATCCATATAGGTTTAGTAAGTAATGATCACCCATTCTCCTCCGCTTCTTTCAATAATTCACTTACATAGTTTTCGGTTCCGTCCATAGTTTTCACTGCGAACAGAGGAGACTTCATATATTTCTTTACTTTCTTATATTGCTTTAAAAGTTTATGAACTTCGTCAGTAGAAATCTCAACTCCTACTTTTAGTTTATTATCCTTAAATCCTTCACTCATTTTCTTTTCTTTTTATCAGGTGCTTTATAACCCCATAATTTAGGATTAGTTCTTCCATAACCAAAATCAATTTTTTTAAGTGCTCCTGGACCAAACTTATCATAATAAAGATCAAAAATTCTCACTCTAGTTCCTCTACAGAGATCCATATGAGCATTACCATCAACTTCGTATACTACAATATATGCATCATTGGGAAGTGATGGGTCCTTAATTTGTTGAAGAGTAGTCCTTTCAAATAAAAGTTCACAACCGTATCTAGGAGGAAGAGACTTCTTTTCTTCTGATGTCCATTCCATTAAAACTTCCTCCTTTGCTACAACCGTTCTCATGAACGACCACCCCAAGTGATATCGGGGTATGCCTCTTTTACATTATCAAAACTAATTTTGTATTTATCAGTTAACTTCTTATCCTTTGTAAGAATTAATACTTCAGACTCTTTAGGATGAAGACCTTGTAACAAATTAATAAACATCATTTCCCTACGAATTGTAGAGAGAGTATTATTACCACCCCTCACATAATGATAAAGGTTTTGATACTCTCTACGAAGTGATGTTTTACCTCTACCATTTAGATCTTGACCAGTTGCAGATTCTCCACCCCCAGCTTCTCTTGATAAGTTTTGAGAAAGAGTTCCAGAATATACTGTCTGTTCTTCAGCATTTGCATATGGAACTTCACCATCAGGTAGAAGAGAAACTACTGTTTCATCAAAGTTCCAAATGAAAATTGATTTCAGGGAATCGTGCTCATATTTTTTTAGAACTTCTACTTTTTTTGCAGCAGTCTTTTGAGAAGAAGCTAATTCTAAAATTTCAAAAACAAAAGGATTTGTTGGTAATTCAATAGAAGAACTTGCCTGTACAGTACTAGGTGCCCTCTTCTTCGTCGTCTTCGTCATAGTCATAATCGTTTTCAAACCTCACGGCTAAAATTTCATCGGGAATCACATTCCCATTTTCATCAAACATTTCGGGGTGTGTATAAGCAGCATAGTTTCTTTCTATAAGGTATTGCTTAATGGTCCATCCCATCATACCTCCAACAAAAAAGAACATTACAGATATTAATGTTCCTAGAGTAAGAGCTACTGCTAACATAGGTTTTCTCCCGAGAGTTACTTTTTAACAATGTCCAAAAAAAATTCAAATTGAAAATGTATCTCTCGTTTGAAGAGAGACAACATCTTACCAAAACGGACTAAAAATGTTTTTGGTTTTGATGGTTTCTCCCTCCTATTACTACGTCTTAACATCAATTCGATTCCACGATTAATGTGAAACGCAGAATCATTTTTATTTAGTTGCCTTTCTTCTTCCTGGTCGTTTGTCATAATTATACTTTACAGCATCTTCAATAATTGAATACAAGAAGTTTCGTATTTTTCTTGCTTGAGGTTTTGGGATATGCCCATATGCTTCACGAAGTTGTTTGTGCATCTCATCGGAACCTCCTTCAAGATAATCATCAAGATCTTTGACCAGGCTGTTGATTTCACTTACAGTAGAACTTTTAATAAATTGCTCTACCTCAATCTTTTTTATTCCTTTTGATTTTAAATAATCATAAAACTTAAGAACAAATTTTCCATTAAAGGCATAATCAATTGCTCTTTCAACATCAAAGTAAACTTCGTGAAAATTACTCTCCATTAAATGATTTTATTCTCCTGTAAGTACTTGACTGTATCTACACAACCACCAAGATTTTCTTTGTCGTTTAAGATAACTTGAGGAAAAGTTGATCCATAACCAAATTGATTTATAAATTCATCACGAGTAAAATCTTCATCAAGTTTATAAACCTTATGATCAAGTTGAGATAATCTTAGCACCTCTTCAATTTTAATGCAATAAGGACAACCTTCCTTAGAATAAACAGTGAATCTCATATCTTTGTATAAACTGAAAATTATTTAGTATTAATTGGAACTCCCTGCCCTTCGGGAAGCCATACTTGCTGTTGAAGTTCTACTGGTGGCAATTCTTCTTTTGCTGCAGGCAATCCTTGCTGGCCAGGAAGTTGTTTATCTGTTGTTGATGTAACTGTAATTACTTGATCCATAATAAACTTTTGCTTCCTATAAGTTCTCTTATCAGGGTCAAATTGAACCATCATAAGTGCATCAGACTCTTCTCCACAGTGAGCAAGTACTTTACCTTTGGTTTTGTCAGTCACCACCCAATAATCATACATTCTTTTTCTTCTGACTCTTTGTATTATAGGTCTCTTTTGCTGGTCTGTAAAGATTTGGAAACGTATCTCTGATAATTTCTGCGAGTTTGTATGATGTCTCAGAAGTAATCATTTCAGTATCTTGATGGTGTATATTCAAGGTCTCCAAGGATATCTTCCAGCATTATACCATACTCTTTGAATCTTTTGTCGCCAGCAATGAAACATCTTTGACGCATCCACACCGCATCAGCAAGAAGTTTTACTTGGTCTTCTGTAAGTGTTAAAGTTTTCATTTTAGTTTTGCAACTTTTATATGTATCAAATCACCAAGTACCTTGTGTAATTGATGCAAGGAATATGATGATTCCAAAACTTATGAGAAATGTAAGAATTAGAAGCATAATAAACTACTCCGTATCAAAGAAAAACATCTGCCATAGTCTTGCATTTTCCATCACAGTTCCAAAGTATTCTGATGCAGAATGAATAGCACTTGCATCAAAAATTACAAGACGATTATAAACATTACCAAGAACATCAACAGGTTCAAATGGTGTTCTATCTAAATGTGGGTCTCCAGGAATATCTTTCCAGGAAGCATCCCAACCTTGATCATAATAAGTTCTTGCTCTTGTTTTCTTATGAGCATATAAAGTAGTTCCACATTGGAATGGAGCATCAGGTGTAAGGTATAACATTCCACCCCACTTTTGACTATCACAATGATAAACTAATGGTTCTCCTGCCCAAGCAACCTGAAATCTACCATTCATTCCATGACTTTCCCATTCAGTAATTCGTCTTCCCATAATCTGCTCAAATCTTTCTTTGAGACCTGGAAATAAGAATTGTTTTTCGGTTCTTCTTCCAATAAATCCACGACCAAATCCACCTTCAACATAATCTTGTTCTAAAGCAAACCTACGAACTTCTCCAGGAGATTCATAGAAATTGTCTACAATCCAAGAAGTTGATTGTGATTTTGTATTAATATTAAAAGAATCTATTATTTTAATATCCGTACTGACTACATACTGATTTGATCCATAAATATATTCGTCCATATTTTTTGCTCTTCCATTAATCAAAGACATCTTTGATAGGATATTAGGATTAACTAGATCAGGATGAACCCACCAGTCCTCAAAGCTTGATTTTCCATCCGGTGAAACATCATCAACAACAAGAACATATCCCTTTGATTTTAAAAGTTCTCTAGACTTTTCTTTATACGATTTTGTACTATCAGTATAAAAATCGTGCTCATAAGTAATCACTGCAAATTTATATTCATCAAATGGAATACGTTCTAATGCTTGAAAGGTGACATCACAAGGATCAATATCAATCTGAAGATAGTCAATTTGATTCTTATCAAACTCTTTTTCTAGTAATTCTTTATAGTTAATTGTAAGAGCATCTTGATGTAAAATTTTAGTTTTAGGTCTCTGTTCTTGATATGCTTTTACATCAGTCTCATCATTATCAATAGAAATTCCCGTCCATCCAAATTTTTCCAGAAGGGCAGTATTATTTCCATAGTAAGGATCACCTCCACCAATTTCTAAAAAAGTTCCATTCTTTTTTCCATCCAACATTGAAAGAACAAAAATATCTTGGAACACCTGAGAGTGATTATTCTCAATGGTTTCAAAATCATGGAACTTATGTCTTAGTAATGAATTCTTTTTTTTATTAAATGGTATTGGTGGATGATTAGTATTAATTAATCTATTCTTAAAAAGACGTTCAATATTATCATTTACCGAATTGGTATGCGATTCATCCATCTCAAAATTTTCTTTTAGATAATAAAATAAATCACAAGATTCATCACAAAGACCACACCACCATGATGAAACTGCTTTCTGGAATATTAATCCATAAGAACCCGGATAACCAACATTCACATAAAGAGGTTCTAAATTATTATCAGAAACTTTTTCTCCGATTGATGCAATTAAATATGAGTCTTGATGTTCTTCGTTCTGTTCGTAAAAATTTGAAAGTAAAAAATAACCTTCAGGTCTGATCGGATCCACGGCAATTGCAGATTGAATCAGACCCTTTACGGAAACAGATCTACATCCTTGGGAATCAAAGCACCGAGAAGCTGCCAAAAGACATGAATAGATCAGTCTTTTATCATTAGTTCTTTCTGCTGTTCTAATGTAATAAGAAACTGCGGATGCCGTTTGACCTATAGAGTGATAGTGTGATGCGAGTTTAAAGTTTAAATCAGAATTCTCCGGATCATAAGCAAACTCATTTAAAAGTTCTTGCAAGTTAGTCATTTTTATATCACTCCATTTTTAAAAACGCACAGGTTCAAAACCATACTCAGTTTTGATATCAATATCTCGGAAGATTTCTATTGTTGGTGTACTTATATTTTCAACTTCCAGATCTAAAGGAGATATAATATCTTCAAATATTTTTTCAGGAAACTTTATAAGATATGCAGCATTATCTTGGAATCCAAATGTCATTAAGAAATCCGATCCTTGTTGAGCAAGTCCAACACAAAATTCAACTTGTCCTCCCATAATTGAAAAATCATCAGTCCATTTAATCAGATTAAACTCTTTATCCCAAAAGACTATTCTATGCCTATAAACTGCATCTTTTCTACCAGTTTCACTATTGAATAAATCAACTTCGTGTGTGATAGCAACATAATAGTCTTTCCAAGGAACAACCTGAGATCCACCTCTTATATCTCTTCCAATATCTTTTTGTTCACCGACACTAACAGACACACAAGTTTTTTTATCTGGATCAACTTTTACAACCTCTGTTGGATTTGACCACTTAACAAAATGATATGGTTTATCTAATATTGGCATCCAGTTTTTGGAGCAATATTCATCATCTTTTCCTGGAGTTGGAATTCTAAATCTTGAAACTTCTACAACTTTATCATCGTGAACTTCTATTTCACAGAGTTCCATTCTTCCTGTACCAATATCATCTAGGTCTCTACGAACACCACAAGTGTAGAGTTTATTTTCCCATTCAAAAATACGAGCATCTTCTAGTCCAATGAAGTCCCAAAGTTCTTTTTCAGGAAACTTGGATGTATCAATCTTATTAACTCTGGAAATACTATAGTCATCATCAAGTTCCAAATAATAATTCCAAGTTCTTAATTTTAGATCATGTTCAGGATGTAGATATGTAAGAGGACCGTATGGATGCTGAAAGATTTTTTTCTCAGAATGATAAAATGTATAGTTAACTGCTCTCAGGTTAACAATTATTTTACCATCCTGATTATAAATGGATGGGTTCATGATGCCCAATCCATTATTTAAAAATGAAGGTATAATTAATGGTCTAATAATACCACCATTATCTAATGCAAGTTTTACGAAGTTCATGGGCATTAATAATCTCGGTGTAATTTTACTTCATTATATTCTGAATTGCAAAGATCATTAAGTTTTCTTTTAATCCTTGCTCTCTCATCATTAGTAATATAAACACTACGAGCAAGTTCAATAAACTCATTATCAAATCTTTTTTCTTTTTCTAACTGCCTCAACTTATCTTCAATCTTCCAAAGTTTTTCATTCACCTTTTTAAGTTGAACTTCATACTCTAAAGTATATTGAGTTAGAGTGCTTTTAATTAAAGTTAATTGCTCTAACTCTTTTAAAACATATTCATTATCAGTGAACATAGATTTGATTTCCAAAATAGTAATCTTGTCTATAAGTTCACCGACTGATACTGGAATTTCAATCTTCATTTTTAATACTTAAATGTAATTGCTGAATTGCTTCTGCCCTTTCAGGAAGTGATACTGTCTGCTCATTAAACCCAGAAGCAAAGACAATAATATTAGGATTTTGAGTAAGTCTACCAATATTAAGTAGATGAGTGAATGCTTTACCCATAGCATCACCACCAATATTCATTGCTTCACTAAGAGCGTGGAAGGCATAATTAGATGCTCTTTGAATATCTTTAGTATTGATAAGAGCAATACTGGTCATAATGAATATATCAATTCTTGCTGGGTCAAAATATGCCTTTGAAAGATTTAGATATTCTTGACCAAGTTCAATAGTCTTCTCAATATTCTTAACTTCAAAATAATGCTTGAAGATAAACCAAAGATAATAAACACTTGTAGGATCCTTCTCAAATTCTCTTTCACAAATTGAAAGATAGAAAAGTTGTTTATCTACACTTGGTTGTGTACTTTTAGTAATCTTAATTGTTGTATCAACAGCAACTTCATTCAAGTACTCTTCTGTTGGAATGAACATAGGAGTTTCGTGAACAGCATTGACCCAAGTATAATTCTTGGTTCTATGAAAACGAATATGAGATGCTTGTCCTAATGTTGGTTCTTGATCGCCAACCTTATCATATCGTTCGTGTCTAAATGCTGTGAACTCTTGAGCAATTACATCAAGACCATCTGGAAAAAACTCATCGAGGTCTTCATTCAAATCAAGAGAAAATGCCCAATCAGTCTTTACATAAGACAGTGCTTGATTTCTTGCTTTGGCAAAATCAAACTCTTCTCTTGTTTGGAGATGCTCATAAACTTCAATACCAGCATCCTTAAGTAGTTGAACTGTATTATCCGTACTTCCAGTATCAACTACAACGGTATTCGTAAATTTCTTTGAGATTTCAATAAATTTCTCAACATTCTTCTCTTCGTTTTTGGCAATAGCATAAAGTGTGATGTTCATAAGTATTTTTTCCAATCAATACAAGGTGATAATAAATCTTCTTGACAGTGTGTAGAATAACCGGGAATAGAAGAAATAAGAACTCTTCCTTTTTGAGATAATTCTAAAAACTTTTGGTGGTCTGCTGATGGTTCCACTCCTGTAGAATATTTAGTATGAGTATAAAAGTCCTCTACGAGAGTTGAATACTTAACGGCAAAAGTATTTGTGGTTGATGGTGTTGCCATCCAGTGAACAGAATTCGTAAACAAAACTTTGGTACGAAAATCTTCATAATACTCACCATACTTGTCTCTATGGTCGTACAAGGTCACATAAGAAACTGGTAGAGTAAATCCCTCTATTAAAACTTTATCCCATCCTGGTTGATGTACATAATCATCTTCCAGAAAATAAATGATATCATCAGGAGAATGTTCTTGAGATTGAATGTACTTTAATGTCTCAATAAAACTTTTTGCTTCCCCGCCACAATTAATAGTATGAACATTACTTTCTTGTGCTAGGAAAGTATCTTTTATCTTTCCATAATGTTCATCATAAATGAGTGTGTAGTTTGTGGTTTCTGGATTAAGAGTATTCTTAAAATTTTGGAATACCTTTTCTTTATCCCACCAAGAAGGTCTTTGTTTTCCTGTAGCCTCTTGAATTTTTGAATAATAACAGTGTCTTAAATATACATTAATTTTCATTTAGTTTCTCCAAATCGTATTCATTCCACCAAGATTTCCAGTCAATAAAAAAGTCCTTATCCCATTCTGTTTGTAGATGAAGTGTTAATGATGGAATAGGGGTAAAGCAATAGTATCCTCTTTGATAATAAATCTTACAAATACTATCCATCTCCATCGTTTCACTTATTTCACTTGTTGCCATCTTATGAAACAAATCCCAGTTCAGTTTAATAATATCAACGTGAGTCATTAAAGTGAATGCTACGTGAATATTAGTTCTCCAGTATCTATCTTTACCAACGACAAGATTACAAGGAACAGTAGTATTTTCTGGATCGTGATACTCTGCTGGTTTATTAAATGGAAAGATACTTGCTGGTTTTCCTAAATTACAACTGAACTGATTGATAGCATCTATCATTAACTCAACAGAGTTTTGTTGATGAAGAAAATCATCTTGAATAAAGTAGACCCAATCCTTTCCATAATCTCTACCGTGCTCATAACAACGAAGGATTGATGGCATTATTCCATAAGTCTCAAGATGTGTTAGATTGACCTTAAACTTTGCTGTATCAATTAGTGACTGAAGAATATCTAAAAACTCTTGATCTGAATGGTCATCAAAGATTTGTAGTTCTATTTCATAATCTGGATATTGTTCTTGAGCATAATTCAAAGCATCAATCACAGAGAAAATACATCTTGAAGAAACTTCAATCTTTGGAGCATTACAATATCTTTTATGATTTTCATCAGTTTCTCTATTCCCCTTTGAATGAGACTGAAGAATCACCAACAAATGAGTTTTCATAAATCAAATTTAGAATAAAGTTTTACATTTTCTTCTCCTATTACATAAATAGGATTTTGTGAGATTTTAGAAAGATTTGGACGAATATCGTGAAGACCTTTTAATCCCCAAGCCTCATCTTTTTGCTCTCCACAAGCATTATCAATATTATCAAAGGTATTTGTATGATAAGGAACCTCTAGAAACTCATAGATTTTATTCAACTCTGCTTCTGGATTTTCTACGAGACTATTATACTCTACTAAATGAACCCAATCAGGATATTTCGTGAGACCATATACCATACTCTCATAAGATGGGGCAACATAATATCTCCAAATATATTCAGCACGATTGTTGTTTGTGATTGGTAGATTATCTTTTCTTAAATGATTATCAATAAAATTATCTTCGTGCTTGGTTCTTTCTATAAGTGAAATATAAGATGTAAGAACTTCTGGAATAGAACGATATGTTGCTATAATCTTTGGTTTGTTGGAAAGAAACATTTGAACCGTATCAAGATTCTTTCCCCAAAACCGATGCTTATCTAGAATTGTAGACTTTGGAATATGATTGTAAAAGTTAGCAAGAACTGCCTTGTAGACATTATAAGATATTGCTTTACGGTCAAAAGTAAACTGTTGGTCTACTTTATTAAATATTTTTTCTATATCAGTTACCACATCACCTAATGGAGATGTTGGTGATACATAAATGTCTGGATGTTGATTGAGAAGTGACCCTAATAATGTGGAACCACTTCTTGGAAGCCCTCCAAGAAAATACAAAGTCTTCATAATGTTTTTCAGTTGTTATAAGTATTTAGATTACTGGATCTTCGTAGGTAACTGCTGCCGTTCCTAAAGTAAAGCAATAAACTTGTTTCCAATTAGTTCCTCCAGCAAATGTAGTGACTGGAGTAGGTTTAGATTCTAAATCATTAGTTCCATTCAGAACAGATCCAATACCCCAAATCCATAAGGTTCCATCGGTCTTGATTGCAGCGGTTCTATTTCCACCAGCATGAACTGACCTCCAATTTGTAAATTCTCCAATAACTTGATTTGGAATAGTAAAAGTATCTGGAATACCTAATTGATAAGGAACATTAGATCCAAACAAATACAATTGTTTATTCGTACCATCATCTGAAAGTGCTGCTGTATGATTACTACCACCACTTACTTGTTTCCAGTTAGTTCCTCCAGCAAATGTTGTGACTGGAGTGGATTTAGTGATTATATCATTAGTTCCAAGTTGTCCATTATTATTTACTCCCCAAGACCATAAGGTTCCATCGGTCTTGATTGCTGCTGTTTGACTACCACCACCACTTACTTGTTTCCAGTTATTCCCCCCAGCAAATGTTGTGACTGGAGTGTTTCTTTGAGTTATATCATTAGTTCCTAATTGTCCAGAAGTATTAAACCCCCAAGACCATAAGGTTCCATCGGTCTTGATTGCTGTTGTATGAAACCCCCCAGCACTTACTTGTTTCCAATTAGTTCCTCCAGCAAATGTTGTGACTGGAGTGCTTCTTTGAGTTGTATCATTAGTTCCAAGTCTTCCTTGATTTCCAAAACCCCAAGTCCATAAGGTTCCGTCGGTCTTGATTGCTGTAGTATGATCTCTTCCACAACTCACTTGTTTCCAATTAGTTCCTCCAGCAAATGTGGTGACTGGAGTGTTTCTTTGTGTAGTATCATTGGTTCCAAGTTGCGCTCTATTATTATATCCCCAAGTCCATAAAGTTCCATCGGTCTTGATTGCTGCTGTATGAGTATTTCCAGAACTTACTTGTTTCCAGTTGGTTCCTCCAGCAAATGTTGTGACTGGATTGGATCTACTGGTTGTATCATTAGTTCCAAGTCGTCCATAACTTCCAAGACCCCAAGTCCATAGGGTTCCATCAGTTTTGATTGCTGATGTATGACTACTTCCGGCACTTATGGTATAAAGATCTTCTGGATCTGATGTTGGTGTATCTGCCCAGTTGGTTCCTCCAGCAAATGTAGTGACTGGCGTAAGTCTAAATCCAACATTTACACCTACAGGATTTCCCCAAGACCATAAAGTTCCATCGGTCTTGATTGCTGCTGTATGATTACTACCACCACTTACTTGTTTCCAATTGGTTCCTCCAGCAAATGTGGTGACTGGAGTGGATCTTTGAGTTGTATCATTAATTCCTAGTTGTCCATTGGCATTTTGTCCCCAAGTCCATAAAGTTCCATCGGTCTTGATTGCTGCCGTATGATTTGCATTTGGATTTAATAAGATCTGTTTCCAATTAGTTCCTCCAGCGAATGTGGTGACTGGAGTGAGTTTATCGGTTGTATCATTATTTCCAAGTCGTCCAAAATTTCCATAACCCCAAGTCCATAGAGTTCCATCGGTTTTGATTGCTGCTATATGACTAGTTCCACCAGCAACTTGTTTCCAATTAGTTCCGCCAGCAAATGTTGTGACTGGAGTGTTTCTTTGAGTTGTATCATTAGTTCCTAACATTCCTCCCGCTCCACGACCCCAAGTCCATAAGGTTCCATCAGTCTTGATTGCTACTGTGCCTGTATTGAAAGCACTTACTTGTTTCCAGTTAGAGCCTCCAGCAAATGTGGTGACTGGGGTTATCCTACTTGAGGTATCATTTACTCCAAGTCTTCCTTGATTTCCGCTGCCCCAAGTCCATAAAGTTCCATCAGTCTTGATTGCTACAGTTTGATTACCACCACCAGCAACTTGTTTCCAATTAGTTCCTCCAGCAAATGTTGTGACTGGAGTGGATGCAACGTTTGTTGTATTATTTCCTAATACTGGACTGAATTGACCTCCCCAAACATACAAGTTTCCTTCACGAAACCAATCAGCAGGTACAAAGATATCATCAAAACTATAATCAAGTCCGTTTTCTCTAAAGTTGTAAAAGGTAGGCATTTCGAGTTCTTGGAAACGACTTTTATTCTACGAAAATCACAGGAGTGTTCATACTCTCACTCCACTTTTGAAGATATTGTTTGACTTCACTTGTTACTTCTTTGTTATTTATTGCTACTGCCTTTAAATATTGACCATTCTCATTCTGCTCTACAGAAACCAATACATTACATTTATCAGGTCTCATTTCTTCTGGAAGTAAATGTTGAGTCCAAGCACATTGATAATTCCTACAAGATTCTGGTCGTCCTTTGTGGACACCACATCCATTACATTCTAAAAACTTACAAGACTCTCCCTGACCAAACTTCCACCCAAAGGAATCACCAATCAACCAAGTGCAACAAGCAGTACATTCTCCACATTCACGAAACATAATCCTTCTCCTGATAAAAATATGTATAAGGGTCGTGGTCTTCTGCTTGATACAAAGATTTCATTTTACCATTTCCAGTACCAATCCAGAATTCTCTGTCTAATCTAAAATTACTTCCCAAGAACTCATCATTTAATGTATTTACATAAGAAGCATTTGCCCACCAAAAATTGCCAACAAAATGCTGAGTTCCTGCCTTCTCCCAAGTTTGAGTTCCATCACTCCAAGTGGTTGGTCCTAGAACTTTAAGATTACTTCCAACAGCATCATAATCATTTAGGTATTCTACACATTCTTTCCATCGGTCAATCACAAAATATTCCATCATCAATCTCCAACTTTCAGCATTCATACTTTCTTTTGATACTCCTTTGGTATGAAAGTAAAGAACTTTATGATCTGGATTTTCCTTACAGAAATCTCTTAAGGACATCAAAGTTTCCGTTTCTTCCTTATGATTTTGATTGTAAATTACTTTTGTGTTATCAGGAACATTGAAAAGATCTTGAGTTCCATTGACTCCAAAATGAATATGATCTGCTTCTTTGATTAATCCAGAAGTATAAAGTCTATGAACCTGATTAATATAAACAAAAGCACCAATACCAATTTGTCCAATATGATAAAAGATTGCTAGTTTCATATTTTATAACTATCTCCTTCCATACCTTTAATCGTTGTGAGACCAAGATTTGGAATGCTGATTGTATTCTTTTTGTTTAAGAACCGATAAAGAGAATGTTCTACATCAGTACCTGCCGTATATTGAAGCATCTTTTCCATATACCTAAATGATTTTTCAAGTGACTCAATAATCTCATTGAATAACATACGATCAAAGGACCATAATCCAGTCACCATCATTCCCTTTGCCCCATAAAGATAAGCATAAACATTCTCAAGTTCTTTATCATCAAAATTATCTGCTTCTTGTGATAGATATTCATACTTTTTGATTACATATCGTTCTTCAAGAAACTTAGATTCATAATCTTTAATATCAAAATACTCATTCAGCAAGTATCTTCCAGTTAGTTTGAATACTCTTTGACTATCTGAAAATAGATTATGCTGTTTGATATAATACAAAGTATTCAGCAATCCTCTAGTTTCCAGTAAAGATTTCCCATAAGTAATCAGTTCTGGTCTTTTTTCAATATTCTGATAGATTGCTTGTAGAACTGGTTCATCAGAAAAATCTAAAAACAAATCACATTGTTCTCGTAAAATATCTTTATGCTCTTCTGAGATTGATGTATAAGAACACTCAAACAAAATAATGTAAGAAGTTGGAACTTTCTCTCTTACACATTTGATAGTTTCTAATGTTTGTTCAAATCGTTGTTGTTCTGTAAAAGCACTAAACTCACTCTCTTGAAAATGCTTAAGTGCTGAACCAACCAAAAATAAAAATTTCATAGGTAATCTGTATTAAAACTAATAATAATTCTTTCTTCTGTTTCTTCTTCTGTATAGTGAACCAAATCACTTGAGAAAATGACTAATAAACCAGGATATGGATTTACTTTTGTATCTGGAAATATTAAAGGAGTCTTTCCAGAAATATAAAATGCTCCACTTACAATACTTTCTTCGTGCTTATGTGCCTTGAGTTTATTTCCTGGTTGTGAAATATTAAACCAACTATTGATAAACTTTAAAGGTGGAATATCATACTTATTACAATATAATCTAACATATTGCTTGATGACATTCTTTAATCCAGTCAGTTCTGGATACATTAGAGTCGGCATTCCGTGATTATAAGTAGAAACGCCTTTGGTTACGAGTCCGTGAGAACTGGTTTCTATTTCAAGAAGTTTGTTCTTAATGGTATTTAGATTGAGAAAGGAAAGGTTATACTCCTCTATCATTTAAAAACTCCTTCAATTGCTTCAAAGGTTCATCCCAGTTTCTTGGTTTCTTTTGCTTAAACAGATGAACATTATCTCCATACCACCAAGACTTCCCTGTACTACTAGTCCAAACATAATATTCCATAATCGGTACAAAGACACAAACTTCTTTTCCTTGTGATGCTGCTATGTGGGCAATAGAAGTACAAGAAGTAATCACCAAATCCATTTGAGATACAAGTGAAAATGTATCAGTAAAATTACGATTTGGAATATCAAAAGTATTTACCTCATAATACTCTGGTGGTTGTTGGTCTGGTAGTTGAAGTGAATATAAAGATGAATTGGTTTTTGATAGAACTTTGAATAAATCATCAGCATCAATTGAACGAAAATGTGCCTGTTCAAATCCAGAACCAGAATTCCAGAATGTACCAATCTTATAGTTCTTATCTTCTTGTAAGTATGAATATTGTTCTTCTTTCTGTGGTAGTGGTTTTAGATAAGGAGCTTGACCTAAATCTTCTACTTTCAAATTCAAATAATACGGAAGAGCAAGAGCATAAACCCAACAAGTACCTTTTGGAAACTCTGGATTATCCCATACAAGTTCAGTACGGAACCCATTATAATTGAATAGTTCTTGAATATCTTTTCTGGTTGTTGTCCAGATTGGATTCATTCCAAGTTCTTTCAGG